AACTAACCGCTCGTCTACGCCTCCCATACGGTCAAGGCTGCGTTGTGATAGTTTGTATGTCATTTCATTTCCTCTAAAACAAAGCCTGCGCACCCCCAACGCCAAAGCTGGCCCTTATCGCGATACCTAAGCTGTAAAAATACCAGTCCGGCGCTTTGGAAAGCTGCTCAAACCCCCGATCTACCCAGCCTTCTGCACCGGGGATGAAGGCTAAAATCAACGGGATTGACAGAACAATCACGAACCACTCGTCTTTCCAGCTTGATTTTGCCCCCTCTGCCATAATGCGTTCCCAATCGGCAACGCTAGTCTTCTCAGAAAGAAGTATCTGTGCCTTAGCCTTAGCCTCGGTCAACTTTAACTCTGCATCGGCAGCGTTTTTGTCAGCTTTACCTTGCAGCCACGATCCTGCGAGATTGGCTACTGGACCTATTAGAGCCTGTATCATTTCTCCACCTCATACTCTACCTTCGACGATGAAGCCGTGTTTGTAACTGTAGTCTTAGACTCTTTACCCATCCAGATGCCGAAGCACCCCGTAAGAGCGCCCATACATACGCTCACGAGCCCAGACTGGGCAACGCTTGGGTCAGGTAGACCCATAAACCAATGTACCGCCTGATACGTCAGTACAGTGACCGCCAGCATCATCAAGCGGGGCAGAACCTTCCAGTCATCAAGTATCGTGTGTGCCATTTACCACTTCCCCTGTTGTTTGCCTATGAAATATAATACAACTGCAAAGCCAGAAATGCCAGCCACAGCCACTAAACCGCCGACAGTCCAAGTTATTAAAGCATCCTTGATCTCAGCCTGACGATATGCCGTTTTCTTGCGCTGCGCCCTAACTTTACGAAGTGTATCTTTGTACTCTTCCAAACCTTTTGGCCCATGTTGAAACATAATAATTGTTTCAATCTCTTTCTTCATTGCCTGAATACGTTTTTGCGCAGAAAAAGCGTTGATAGCTTCCTGCTCCGCTGAACCAGTCAATGATGCAAAGATGCTGGGGTTCTTGGCCTTCTCAGCGGCGTAATTCACGTCCGACACCGCACCAGCAAACTTGCTCAAGGCCCCTGACGCATCTCGGCCAGCAGCCAGCAGGGTCTTGGCGCTAGATACAGCAGAGGCTGCAATTGAAAGGGCTGAGATAGGATCAATCATGTGTCCATGTACCTCTCGGGGCAGTAAGCGTCTGGATGGACAACGTGCCGTTTATCGTACCATTGACCGTTCTTTCCGCCCGTTGCGCCACAGTCGTAGTAGCAGGCTTTATAGAACAACGTGCCGTAGTTGTTTGCGAAAGTGTGTCCGTACCCGACAAATACAAGAACACACCACATCTCACCGCTCCATCAATCGGTCTATTTTTTCCTCTATTCGATCAAACCTTGCTACAATTTGGCCCATAACCGCCGAACTGTCTGTTTTTGTTACATATTCCTTGGCCATTTCCTCACGGGTCCGGTTCAAAAGAATTTGTACACGCTTAACCTCGTCATGTTGAGTCTTAGCCCACCAACTAACAAAGCCTATGGCGGCAGTTAAGCCGACGTTCCAAAGAGCCGCAATCTCCATAGCCTAGCACTCAGTGTAGCCGCCACCCCGTTTGGCCGCTCCCATACCACGAGCAACACCACGACGAGTTTTCATCTCACCAGAATAATCCGTAACAGACGAAGAAACCTTAACATCCGCAGTCTTGCCATAAGGAATACGCCCTTGGCCCTTAATATCTGCATAAGGAACCGCCTTCGGAGCGGGACCCGGCGCTGAACCGTTTACTTTAACTTTAGCCATTATTCTGTCCTCTCTGTTTCAACAACTCGCGTTGCATAGCACTCTCAATCCGTTTGTCCGTCTGAGACTCTTGGCTCGCCAGACGCTGCTGGAACTGTTCGGCCCGCATCTGCTGATTCTGAGCGTCAAGCTGCAATTTCGCCTGATCGATCTGCGCATCCGCTTGCTCCGCTTGAGACTTGATCTCCAGTTCCTTCTCCTTGAGTTGTATCAAAGGATCAGGACCCTGACCAGTTAATTGTCCAGACATCTCTTTGACCTGTTGCATACCCTGCGCAACCAGCTGTGCAACCATAGCCTGATACTGCATCTCCATCTGACCCTCGTCACCGCCCGGAGCTTGCTGCATTTGAGCCATAGCCTGTTCTTCAGCCTGAACCTTCACATGCTCCATAATGTGCTTCTGCAACGAAATCGCCACAGGAGCCATCTGCGCAACCATCGGACTCGCGCCAAAAACCAAGTGAGCCATAATGTGAGACTGATGATCCTGACCCGTAAACGCATTTAACTGGATCGCCTCTAACGCGTTGATGTTCTCCTGAGCAGGGTCCGTGGGCCGCGGCTCGCTGTCCGGTAAAGACTGCATAATCCGCTCAACATCCGTAACACCCAAAGCCTCATACATGTCACGGTAAATCTCGTGCATGTTATGCAACTCAGGAGCCGCACCAGCTAACTGCAACTTAGTCTGAGCCAAAGCAATCCGCTGCGCCTGACTAAATACGTTCGGATTAGAAACAGGTACAATGTCTACACGGTCATCAAAGTCCTTCGCCATAACCGACGAATCGTCGCCAGCAACAGAATAAGGATACTCCTGCGGTAAACTCTCCGACATCACACGAGCCAAAATCTTGAACTCTAAACGCATCGCATAATGCAAACGCTTGTGAACCGCGCTCATCACACGAGAACCCTGTTCCAACATCGCTATCGTAGTGCCGACAGCCGCGTCCTGATTGCCGTCGCCAACCTTCATGTCTGTAATCGTCGCAAACCGCTGACCAGCCTGTACAACAAATCCCAACAAATTAAACAACGTCTGGTCAGGACCCTTGAAAGGCAAAGGCATCAAACTGTCACGAATCGCGCCGCCCGGAGCGTCAACATCCCTAAATTCACCCGGCTGTAAAGGATCGTCGTCATCCCTGATCCGCAGGCCGCGGGCCTTGAAACCCGCAGGTAAGTTCGACAACGTACCCGCATCAATCAATTGACGCAAAGAACTCGTCGCGGACCGCGCTAATCCACCAATAGTATGGATTAAACCCAAGCCGTAGAAACCAAACCCCGGCAAAAACTTGTAATGCACAAAGTAATTGATCTTACGCTTACGCTCGTCATCCTCCGCATAATTACGACGAATAGACAGAATTTGCCCGTTATCTTGCGAAATAGTGACAATATAAGGAACCTTAATCCCCGTAGTCTCACCATCGTCGTCAAGCTCCTCGTACCCAGACAAGTCCAAATCAACGTGGCACTCAAGCAAAGTGCAGTCGTAATCAATCTGATTAGGCTCAAAACCATCAATCCGGTCAATCTCGTTACGAACACCAGTAACCTCACCCTGAGATGGAATAACATCAATGTCTAAGTAAATACCCGCAATCTGCTTCTTGCGCAAATCGTTCAAATCCATACGAACAACCTGCGTTATATTAGGACAACTGTCCAAATCCGCAGTGTCATAAGGAACAACCAAGTTCTCCGCAGGCACAAATTTACTAATCGCACGGCCTAAACCCTCGTCATAGTAAACTTTCTTAAACGTACTCCCAGCAAGCGGTAAATAAAACAACATCTGGTCCATGTCAGGAGTGTAATCCTCCATGACATTCGTGATGTAATAGTTCATAAACTGCTTGACACGCTTCGCTTGGTCCTGCTTCTCACGAGTGTCCTTGCCCAAAACAACCGTCCGAACAGGCCCGCTGGAAGGCAATAACTCATTAAACGCTTGAGCCTGAAACTGCGTAGCAGCCTCCGCTAACAAAGGATGCGTAACACCACTCGCACCGCGGAACGGCATCGTCCGCTCCTCGTAATTAAAGCCAAGAAGCTCCAAACCATTCTTGTAAGTGTCTTCCCACTCCTGACGACTCGCCCGGTTGGAATCATACGCACTCAACAAATCAGACGCGATAGCACTTAACTCACGCTCCGGCATCTCTTCAGCCAAGTTAGCGTAGAAATCTTCAGAGTCCCCGCGCATGTCAGACGGATCAAAGTCTACCGTAACACCGCCGTCACCCTCCGCGACAATCTCAATCTCAGGGGCCCCCTCACCTAAATCAGCCGAAACCAAAAACGGGTCAGCCCCAGAATCCGGTATCTCAAGCTCAATCTCAGCCCGTAAATCATCTTCATCCAACTGACTTGGGACGTTGGTGTCCATCAATCCGCCAATAGCCATAAGGCCCTCCGTCAATAATATACACGCACCTTAGCAGAAACTTCTTCGTCTTGCCAATCATCTGTTGGCAACTGAACAAAATTACCCTGACGATAACGCATTAAAGCCTGTGTCATACTATCAACCAAGTCATCATGCTCGCCATTAGGAAACGCCGCAACTTCCTCAATTAACTCATCTGCCCACACCTTGTCAGGGACCCAAACCATCCCAGCCTCAAACAAAGGACTGACAGAATGTACCCGCGTAACCTTGTCATTACCCCTACTCGGAGTAAAATTTACAACAGGAATACCCGAATTTCTAAGCTCCTGAGTCAAAGGTAAACCACTCGCCTTCGCCTCAACAATTACCGTGTCAGGGTCCCAAAACTGAAACTCCTCAAAAGCAATCTGCTTCAGTTCAGGAAAATCCCAACGACCCTTCTTACTGTCCAACAATATTAAATTCGGACCACTCCCACCCTCGTTCGGATAAAATACACCCCAAGTCGTAATAGCACTAAAGTCACTCGTCTCGCGCTTGCTAAAAGCAGTGTCATAACTCTGAATCACATACTCTAACTGAGGAACCGTCTTAGACTCCCAACGACGCCACCACTCCCGAGGGATAATCGCATTCTCCTCACCAGTAGGATTCTGCTGATATTGCGCATTCCACTTGCTCGGAGGGATAGACGCGCGGACCGCGGTCAAATCCTCTAAACTCCAAAACTCAGGCCAACAAGGAGTCTCGTCATCAAAAATAGCAGGTAACTCAACAACCTCCCACTGATCCGCTAAAGGGTCCTTAGCCATCGCCCGCAATAACTGACCAGTCATGTCCTTCTCAGACCACCGAGTCTGAACCAAAACAATAGAACCACCCGGCTGTAAACGCTGCCGGGGACCCCCAGTATACCAATCCCAAGCATCGTCAAAACCATGAGCACTCATCGCAGTCTGCTCCGAATGAGGGTCGTCAATGATAATTAAATCACCACCACGACCCGCCAAATTCGAACCAACACCAACAGCATAATACATCCCACCAGCACTCGTGTCCCAACGACCACTCGCCTTACTGTCCGCAGCTAACTTAACGTCAGGAAAAACCTCGCGGTAACCATCCTGATCCAAAAGATTCTTCGTCTTCCGACCAAAGTTAACCGCCAACTCCGTCGTGTGCGTAGCCTGTATGATCTTCATTCGCGGATCACGGCCCATCATCCAAGCAGGAAACAAAAACGACGCAAACTCACTCTTCGTGTGCCGCGGAGCCATGTTGATAATCAGACGCTTTAGTTCGCCGCGCGCGACCCGCTCAAG